ATGATGGATGTAAAAGTAAAAGTGTACGCCAAGGACAAGGCTCCGGATTTCAACCAAAATCGCCCTGGGGTAGCCAAAGTTGATGTATATCCTTTCGCCGAAGATGGTGATGAGATTATCAAGCGATGCACCAACTTGTTCTATGGACAAGGAATGGAAGACGATGCCTTCTACGAGCGCGTAAACGGCCTAGACAAGGCACCGCTGGGTACCGTTGGAATCCTGTTTACCGGCGGAATGGATAGCACCCTACTGGCTGTCCGCGCCCTTCGCGAAGGAAAGCATGTCCTGCCCATTATCAACCTGTTTAACTGTGACTGCAAACAGTACAACTTGCTTACTGCGGTTGTATGGCATGAACTCCGCGAGAAGTATGGTTATCTAATGCTTCGCCCGTGCTTCTGTCTGAAAAACGTCCAATGCGATGTGGTTCCGAAATATTTTTCCGGAATGTTCCAGCAGCCCATCAATATGTTCTCGCTCGGCTACATCCCGGAACCGACATTGGAAAATTTGTCGTCGATCCAGGCCGGCTTTGTCAAGGGTGATGACGCAATCCCCTATATACCGGATATGCGTAGACTGTACAAGTCCGTATGGAAGTTGTCGCATGCGACGAAGCATCCGGGACACCCGAACATCCCGTTCACCCCGTTGCTTTTCCCCCTGCAGGATACTGAGAAGGCCGACATCAGGAAAGAACTGGAATCGTATGGCGACGAAACCTTCACGTTCTCGTGTGAAGATCCGAAGATCGACATGGTTGCCTGGGAAGATGGTTATGGCATTATCCGTATTGGCGAATGTTGTCATTGCCACTCATGCAGCCGTAAGGAAGCATACGAGCATCCGTTCAAGGTTATGGATATCGGTTTCCGCCACGATGGAAGCATTGTAAAGAAAAAATGAAGTCCATCAACTTAATTGCATACGGTTTCGTGATAGGAAACTTCCTGCGCAAGTCGTTCAGGAAGCTGTCCACCCAGATTGTCGGAAAGAAGGAAACCGTCCTCTATATTCATTATTCAACTAGTGATGGAACCCCTAGGGAAAAGGTGGTCATTATACTCTATATTGGCAAGCTGGTCGATTTCGGCGATGTTAACCGGTTCTTGCGTGATATTAAAAAGTGCATTACCGCACCCGGTTGGCGTCTGACCGAGGCAATCACGCGAGATATGATACCAACATCCCGTTGGGGTGACGACATGGATGGACTGGACAGGTGCCTACTGAACCAACATGAAATCGACAAGTTCAAGGACGCCTACTACACCATGATGGGACCGTCATGCGACTAGATATACCAATCAAGATCATGTACGGGTGTATTGCCGGACGGTTCGTCCAGAAGGTGTTCACCCTGCTTGCCGGCAAGCGCGGCACCCTGCACGGGGACAACCAGATTGTCGGCATGTTCGCCGTGTATACCGATACGGCATCAATCGCACAGGACCATTATCTCCTTATTGGTAACATCGAGTACGGGAAGATAATCCACCGGACCCCTTCGGCAATATTTGAACTTCTGCAGGAAGCCTCCAACATGCGGGACCAACGATGGGAATTCGATCGCATAGGGGTGATGCCACTGGCCAACTATCCGGATTCGTACGATTCGATAACGAGTACCGGTGCCTCGGGCAGATTTATGGACCAGAGGACACAATATGCCGTAATCAAGGCGTTCAAGGAGTTTGTCGAATGCAAATAAAGAACCTGTCATTGGCTTTCTATTCAGCGATATTTGCCGCGTTTTTAATGAAGCTGGCCGACAAGTTCAAGATGTCCTTTCGAGGTGCCGAGCCGGTGTTCCACGACTGCCAACCTCCTTATACGGCGGTGCATTTCATAAAGACCTGGAAAACGAGCGATGGGCGCATTCGGTGCGATGCCAAGTCGGCCGTCCTCGGGCCGGAATTGAAGACCCGCGAGCATAGTCAGAAACTGTACGAATTCTGCCGGACAATCAACTGTACCGGTGGATACGGGTTGCCAACAGCTAACCTAAAATCTACCCAAACTTACTCACTTCTATCAAAATCCACATGAAAATATTGTAATTTTATGTTGCAAACCGGTATAAAATTTTGTATATTGTTATAAACTTGGTGTATATAGGTTCAGCGAATTAGTCGAGTTCTTCGTTGTCCTACGGCAAGAGACCATTTACGATGGCTCGTTTGGGATTGAACTCGACAATAAATTCCGAACGAGCCATTTCTGTATCTATGAGCAAGCATTGTTGGACATTGAAGGATAGGTACGAGTCGCAGTTTTCTGCGTCGTTCCATCCTATTCTATTGTCCGACACCAAGCGTGCCGAAATTATCCATCGTGCAGAGGAAATACGTGCAGTCCGTAACGATATATCCGAAGTGTTCTTCTCGGATATGCTCGGCTTCCAGGATATGAGCAAGTTCGAAACGTTCAAGTTCTTCAACCCTACATTCAATACTCGGTTATCAAGTCATTACTTGAAGAAGGCGATCGAGGATGTGTGGAGAGCCTATCGGCTCCGGTTCGATGCAATCCGCAAGAAGATTGAGTTCGAACTGGTCGATGAACTTGTCCCTTCATTCTACAAGATAAATGCCAAGGGGCACAAGAAAGGCGAGCTGAAATCCATCGAAGTTCATCCAAAGAAGACAGAACTTACCAAGGTGCTGACTTGGCTTGCGCGATACGGTAAGGAAGAATCCGTCTATTGGCTTGAATCTACTATTCCTACAGTTGATGCAACAAAGCAGAAGTTCTACCGCACCATCTTGGAAAAGATTAGAAAGTTTGGATTTGACCGCCTTATACGGTTGGCTCTATCAAGGAGGACTGCTGTATTTTCTGAATACGAGAAGCGCGGAAAGATTACCTTTGAATCGCTTACATTCAGTGGTCGCAGTCGAATCACGCGTCCTATCGTAGATGCCAGAAGGAATGAGACTGGAAAGTTCGAGTACTTTATCGAAATTTCCTGGGACTGGTTCAGCCAAGGTTACCGTGGCGACAGCAAGAACACACTATGTATGCCGTTCAAGTACAACAAGGCATACCACAAGTCATTGCAAAGATACTGCAACGGGACGGATACGTCCTATACAATCGTGATCCGAGGAAAGAACATCCATGTAGTACTAGCAAGGGACGGCTACCGTTACAAGAGCGATGAGGAAATAACCGATGAGAATACGGTCGGGATAGATGTCAATTCCAAGCACAACATGTTCGCGTTGAGCACCGGTGAGTTCATTCCCCATGATGATGAGCTGATTGCCGAATTTGAAGATGAACTGCTAAAGATCGACCGTAAGCAGAAGAACTACGATGCCCGGTTCAAGGAAGGCGAGGAACATGACGCCTTCAAGATTTCCCGTAAGGACAGGAAGCGGATAGAATCCATCACATTGAAGCTGAACGAATCCAACAAGCGTAGAATAGCTGCAATGTGCAAGGACCTTGCCGAACGTGGGTTCAAGCACATCGTGATGGAGAACCTTACCGGATTCCAGGGAAGCAAACTAAATGCCGATGACAAGAAAGGATTTAACCTAGGACGGCTGCATCTACGAATTGGACTGTCATCGTTAAAAGACGATGTAGAACATATATCGGAACATTATGGGCTGGGCTTCTCGCTCATCCAGCCAGAATATACCTCGAAGATGTGTCCGGAATGCGGCGGTATAGATGACCGCAACCGTCAGACACAGGAAGAATTTAAGTGTGTGGACTGCTTGCATACAGATAACGCAGACCACAACAGTGCAATTAACATCAAGTTCCGCCTTACCTCGACCGTGTTAAGAGGGTACCTGCTAGAAATAGCAGGGGATAGCGGATATAGGTGCTTCCAGCCAAAGAGCTTGTTCAGGTGGCAAGTAAGGAAGTGCCTAGAAAAATGCCGTTGCGATGGCCTGTTCAAACGGACCATAGGAAATCACGAAAGGCTTACCGTGAGTAAGTTTGAGTAGATTTCAGTCAACGGTTCAGCCATACTTCAACAATTTCATGGGATCTTCCAGATGGTATAAAAGTCGGGGATGTTTCCAAGTTGGAAGATATTATGACACGCACAGATATCCTGCATATTGTCGGTCGCTACTATGAACTGCTTGGCCAGGAGGATAAATGAAATACTTCAATATGTCCATCTTTACCATGATAATCACTGCATTCATCATGAAGGTTGTTCGACTTGTCAGTGGCAAGAAGCGTCCGGGCCTGGCGCCCAATGGCCTTACGCCCGAGGAATGGGACCACGCCATGTCCCAGGCAAAGGTATGCCGGGAAATGGAACTGGTACTCCAGATAAGTAACGGCAGCAGTCCCACTAGTATCGATTGGGTACTTGGGCCAAGTCTGGGTGACGCTGCTGACCAGAATTTCATGCACTGGTGCTGGCGTAACATTGAACCGTTTAACGGTTTCTACCTATGTGGAATAGATAAACGCCGGAGGGCGCATACCATGAACCCATCGTGGCCCCTTTCCATCAAGAACTGGTCGGACATGGCGAATGTCTACAATGCCCTGATGCACCAGGCGGAACTGAGGGAACGAAAGTAAAAAGGCCCGCGTCAGCGGGCCCTTTTCCTATGCATGACAGTTGTCATCCAGGAAGATGGATATCGCCTCCCTCCACCCATGTGTCTTGTTCAGTTGGGTGAGGAAACAATCATCCATTGTCTCGTCGGTAATCTCGGGAAGGCGTCCTTTCCCGTCCACGATGGGGCACCTGTCCATGATGATGAGTGCCAGTTCGGTGCGCCAGGATTCCGGCTTCTCATCTTCATACCCCAGTATTTCCGGAGTTATGAGGGAATTCAGGCACACGCATTCATATCGGGTGCCGGCCACCTGCTTTCCAAACTTCCAGTCGAATATGTTCAAGTCTGCCGTGACATAGCCTTCAAGGTCCATCGCGCTTGCCACGGCTCCTTCGTCATTCCTGATGCCGAATTTCAAGGCAGGGTACTTCTTCCCGTAGTATTCAACTTCGGTATGCCACATGTAGTACACCGACAGGTGTTCATTGAGGGTTTCCCAGTCCTTCCGGTGGGAGTGGAATTTAATGTTCCATCTGTTGCGTCGAATTAGATCCGGTATCCTGTCGATGGCGCCTGCCCAGAACGGTATTGGTGCCGGTTCATCCGTCTTGCCAGAATCCATGACATCCTGGACAATCTTGCCGCAGTAGAAGCGTTCGAACTTGAAGTCGCCGATTTTTTGGCGTTCTGCCCTGGCCCATTCTTCATCATGTTGGGTATCGGTGTCCCAGGTGTTCTCGGATACGAAGAAGTGCTTCTCTGAGTTTTTCCAGAACGTGAGGTTGAATGGGGTCTGGTTTCCGAACTTGTGACTGCTGCCAGTAATCAGGTGTATGCTGTTGCCGGACATGATGGTCGGGAACACGGATTGTACCAGGTTCAATGCGCGATTGTCCGTGTATAACCCAAAGTCGTCGACAAACAGTATGTACGGCGTAAATCCTCGAACGTTGTCCGTGGATGGTACGGTTGCAATGAAACGCCTGCCGTCAGCCATACATATTGCTTCATTCGTCCAATGTTTCACGCCAGGTTGCATCCAGTATGGCAAGTTAATGTACATCTGCTTCACCTTGTAGAATTCTTCCTTGGCCCTGTCTTCCTTTTCACCCATGTAGACGTTGAAGTGCGGGGTTTCCGAGAATATGGTATCCCATAGCATGTAAGCCAGTACGGTTGTCGAATAGCCGGATTGCCTGTACCAGTCTCCCTTTATGAAGCGGTGTTCCTGCATGTTCTTCAGTTCCTGGACCTGTCTCGGTCGCAGGTTGAATAGCTGCATCCCGGCATCCTTCGTGTGGATGTAGCAGTAGTTCCGGATGAAGTATTCCGGGTCATCGGCACACTTCATGATTTCCTCTTGCTGCCAAGGCAGTAGCGAGATTTCCTCTGTGGCCGGACGAAGTTGGTCGTTTCCTCGGTATCCCATGGTACCTCCTATATTATTTCTTACCGGGAAACTACATCAAAACACACCGGAAATTCGAAAAATCGTGTCGATTTTTCAAAAATCCGACACAAGTTGCCATTCGGGGGCCCAAATGCTACATTTTGGACATGGAAACCGTAAACCCTATCGTCTTCAACTGCAACGACTTAGTCCTGCGCCGCGTACACCAGGTACTCGGGGTGTCCGATACCATTCCCATGGTGAAGGAGGCCCTAACGGCGGACAAGTCCATCAACCGCAAACGCAGACTCAAAGTCCTGCCGTTCACGGTACATGAGTACGAGAAGACCCACGAGAAGGTCGATCTCAGCGGTGCCTTCAACGTTGGCATCAACCCGTACCTCTGCGATTCCTACATCTACCCTGGCGAACGGTGCCGTATGCGCAAGATGTCCCTCAGGGCCACCGAGTTCCTTATGTCCCTGGGAGCCCCCACAAAGGAGCTCCGAATGGAATACAGGAAACACCTGGCCGAGATGGCCAGGGCGAACCCGGAAGAGTAGGTGCAGCCCGGAATCCGTTCCTCCTTCTACGAGGAACTTATCGAGCTTCCGCTCAACGGCCATTTTGACTATATCTACCTCATGGCTTCCCAGGAGATGTGCTACCTCATCCACCGCCGTGACCCGAAGCGGGGCGAGAACGAGTTCTTCAACATCCCGGTCGCCGAGGAAGTGCGCGACAACGACATGAAGGGGCCGGACATCGTATACGACGATGAATACGACAACTCCAGGACCGGCAACATCTTCGACGTGGAGGGCCTGCTTGCCAACCTCTGGATTGCCGAGGAGCTGCGCACCTGCCAGCCGATGTCGGAGCCGCAGGATTCCAGGACGGAGACCGACCGCAAGTGCATCTATGCCGGCAAGAAGCCGTTGAAGCATTCCGTCGCCTACCGGTACATCCACATCACGGATGACAACTGGAAGAAGTATTCCCCGGCGCTTACAAGCACCCGCGAATACAGCAACTTCAATGTCCCGTGCTGGCTCGTCCGTGCGCACTATGCGCGTATGCACGGCAAGACCGTACTCGTCAAGGCCCACTTCGCCTATAGGCGCAAGGGGACCGTCACTGAAACCGCAGTAACCGACTATATCGTCTAGGTGAGAAGATGGAAGAAATCAAGATTGCCCCGACCACATTCTATGTCATTGCCGCATACAAGCCAGGTGACGGTGGATTCATAAAATACTGGAAATGCACGCCGACGATCCATCAATGGGTCGATGACATCTCGTTGGCAAAGCATTACAGTGCGCCACATGTCGCACGGCGCGAACTGAATACCGAACACACATATTTCAGGTGCTGGGGAAAGGTACCCATGATACAGCAATATGGTAACGAGGTAAAGTTCGTCGTGATGGAAGCGACCGCGCAGATTGTACTGAAACCGATGTAGTTGCCGGGCATACTTTTATTTGCTACATTTGCAGTATAAACGAGGAAACACAATGTCAGACGTAATCATCAACTACCCACGGGCTAAAACCCGTGAGTTTGAGGTAACTCAGGCTCATAGTTGATTAGACTCAGTGAAGGGAGTAATCCCTGAACTACGTTAGGAAGGTCACGACACCCTGGGATGTACGGTCAAGTCCCCCGCC